AAGGGCAGGGTGCCGAAGCACCCATTCCTTTAAATTAATTGTTAAGAGTCAAATCTGATAAAGTTGTTAGCAGCTTGTGTTACTAAACATCTTTCAGAAAGATAGTGAATCTCCATTTTGTCAATACCTGATGCAGTAGCTCCGCCAACTGATCCAGTAATCCAAGATTTCATTCGTCTATCATCCATTTCAGAAGCTCTATATCTTACGTGTAAGAAAGGTCTTCTAACGTTTTTACCTAATTGTTGGTCATAAACTGAAGATGTACCAGCAGGTACTAAAAGCCCTTTTAATCCACCTACTAAACCTCTTGTAGAAGCATCGTTAAGATATTTCCAGTCAGTTTTGTAGAAGTCATAAGAACCTCTTCTAAATCCAGTAAAGCCTAAATTAAGCGCCATATCAGATGAATTTTCAAATACACCGTAATTAACACCTCCAGTTACATGTGGGTTTAATCCCGCAAGTAAATCGTCGATGTAAAGATTAGCGTCTCTATCTAAGAATAACATATTTTCTTCAATTGAACCTTGCTTGTCTAATTCTTTTAATAATAAATCAAACTCAGCAAGCTTATCAGGAGCAGTTGTAGAAGAATCAAATTGATTCGTTGCTACAATACCTCTGTTTGCAATTGCAGATAATAAACCTTCAGATCCATCTGGAACCACCGCGTCAGCGCCGGATGCAGATTTTTCTGCTTCAATCATTGTCATCTCTAAATAGTCTTCGAATCTTACTCTAGTATCTCCTTCAGCTTTCATATACCATAAGTAACCAGCTTGTCCAGCTTCACCACTTACTTCAACCCACCCGATTTGAGCAGTATCAGAACCAGAAATTTCAAAGTGATCTTTGATAATCATTGGCTTGTTAGTGAAAGATTTGAACACAGGCTCTACAGATTCAGTCATGCTGTCAGTACCTTTGTTAAATTCAGAACCATATACAAAGAATTTAATTACTTGGTTGTCAGTTGTTGCAATTCCAGATAAGTCATCAACATTTTCAGCACCGTAAGGTACAATTGTTAATGCATTAGAAGCATTTTCAACACCAACTTTAACAAAAGCTTTAAATACAATACTATTAACAACAGCTACAACCGTAGCTCCTTTTCTAATTGCATGAGCCTCTGTTGCACCAGAGTCAATTCCTGTAATAGTGTCAACCACTCCAGTAACTGGATTGATTTGACCATTGTAAGCTAGGTGTAATCTACCTTGCTCAGACCAAATAACTTGATCAGAAGCCATAGGCATTTCAGCACCCACCATTCTCAAGAAAGAAGAAACTGAACGGTTTCCGTACCTTTCAACTTCCTGAGCATATAATTCAGGTAAATACTGTTGTGACCAGTTTGCACCACCTGAACCATGAAAATTTAAATAATTACTTGACAGCGTCATTTTCTGAGCTGCAGGAGTAACTATACTGCCGGCCACTGGGCCAGCAAATGAAACATTATTATTTGCCATTTTGTTTTAATTTTTAATAGTTTTTTAATTTTAGTTTAATTCCTGACAAATCATCTCCGCTAATAACTCTTGCTTTTAAACCACCAACTTCAACCTCTTGGTGCGCTGACCGTGGGTCCATATTAATGTTTTTTGCAGATTTTACAGATTCTTTAATAGCATCTGATTTTCCCTGCTCATAAAAGTGTTGAGCAATAGCGTCGGAATTCATCGCGGTAAATAAAGCTTTATGATAACCAGCGGCATCGGCCATTTTATTTTCTTTATCTAAGAACTTCTTAGTAAAGTTATTAATGTCGCCCTGGGTCTCTTTAACATTATTTACATTCTTCACATTAAACCTAAATCTCTTTTCTCCTACATTATATTCAAAACCTTTGAACTTATCGTTAAAAAGTGAATTGGTTTTATTGTTAAACACATCTCTCTGAGATTGTGCTATTTCTTGATTAGCTTCGGTTTCTTCATTATATCTAGTGAAAAAATCCATAGCTTTTTGGGCTTCAGGTGTTAACCTAGAGCCGCTTTTAATTTCTTTATAATAATTAGCCTTTTGCCCTTCAAGATGATTTTTTGCAGTTGCAACCTCTTCTTTAAATGCTAATTTTTTTCTTTTAATATCTTTAGGTTCATCAACCTCTTCGTCATATGAAAATTTATCATCAATTAAAAATGCAATTTCATCAACTGATAAATGGGGTTTTGCCTGAGTATAATACTCATGCAGTAAATCCATCTGTTCAAATTTTTCATAATCTTTATTTAACGCAACATAATCTTCAAGTGTTCCGCCTGTTTCATTCATAAACTTTACCAGATCTTGAATGTTATCAGGATATTCTAATTGTTCTTGTGTTTCGTTTTCCTGTAATATTTCTTTTTGTTCCGGTGCGGGGTTGGTAATTTCATTGCTTCCTTCCACTCCTGCGTCGTCAACTGTATCTTCTTCATTTGTAATTTCTTCTAATACCGTTTCTTCTTGTGGTTCTTCAGTTACTTCTTCTTCTTGTCGTATTTCTTGCAATCCCACTTCGGCTTCTTGCCCAGTTTCTTCAGCCTTGACGCTTCCGCTAGGCACGCTATCTTCTGTTTTTTGTTCTTGAACGGCATCTTGTTCTTGTTTAAGGGGTTGTGTTAAATCTACTTTGTACATGCCGGATTCTTTGTCAAATCCAGAATTTTTTTGCACTTCTTGTTCTTTTTCTTGTATAGACTTTTCTTCAGTCTCTACAGCTTTTACTTTAATTTCTTCTGCCATAATAAAATATTATATGATTATACAATTTATATATTACCTAGGTTCAAATGCACCTAAGCCAAAATCACCGCTTAAAATATCATTTCCACCAGATTCAAAACTTTTAGGTGGTAAATTATTTTTACGCTGATTAATAAGTTCGCTTTGTTGAGTAGCTTGTATTTTAGTTCTCTCATCTTTACGATCTTCTTTTTCTTTTACTTTTTCTTTTTCAATATTATTTTTTGCACCATGTAGTTGCATGTTCATTTCAAACTCCAACATCATTAGTTGTTTTTTCAAATCAGCCTCTTGCATTAATTTATTCATATCCATCTGATTCTTTGCTTGTTCAAGTTGAATTTTACTTTGAGTTAAAGCTTGTTGTTTTTGAACTTCCGCTTGCGCTGCAACTTGTTGAGCCTGTGCGTTAGCCTGGGCTTGAGCCTGTATATTTTGTTGCGCTATTTGCTGATCTCTTTGTATTTTTTTCTTTCTACGAAGCTTTAATAATTGATTAGCCAGCTTAACATTCTTAATCATTCTTATATCAATAGCATCTTCTAATTCAATATTATTTTGACCTATTGCAACTTGAATGTTATTTTCTAAAACTTGTTTTTGTTCTTCATCTGGTTCCAGTTCTAAAAATATACCAAAATCATGTAAATGTAATTCAGACAACTCACTTAATGTAGCAACATTATGTGCCCCAATGCTTTGTATAAAAGCGTTAGCTGTTGGAGAATATTCTAAAACATCAGATATTCTTAATGATATTTTTTCAGCAGTTTCAGCTGTTAAAAATAAACCTCCTTGTAATATATGTCTGGTTGCCGTATTACTATTAGCAGCAGCTAATTTTTGTATTCCAACTAAAGCATTCTTATCAGGTGTGCTAGCATCTCTTGCTTCATTTAAACCAGTAGCATCTCTAACCATTTGCATGTAATAGTTATAAGTACTTATTAATGCGGCTAGCTTAGTAGTACCAGCAGAATTATTAATTTCTTGAATAGGTACTTTACCTGGGTTCATGTCTCCATCCGATGTAAATGATCTACCAATTATACTACCTGTTTGAAAAAACATATTTAATGCTTCTTGAGGATTATAATTTGTGCCATTACCTAAATCAACTTCTGCTAAACCATCTGCATCCACATAAACTCCATCCGGAACCATTCTTGCTAATATTTGTTGTATTTTTAAATGAGTCAACTGGATCATGTCAGCAAAACTTGTAATACGACTTACTAAAGACTCAATTCTACCGTTATACATTCTAGGAGCAACTAGTGAATAATTTAATTTTACTTTATTAGCGTCACTTTTTTCTCGCAACATGTTTTTACATAATTCCCATTTAAGCAATTTTTTAGCCCCTGGTATATATACTCCTTCGTAAAGCACTTCTACGTTTCTAGCAATACGCTCAAATCTTAAACCTTCTGTTGTTGGTGGATTAAAAGCATCTGTTTTTCTAATAATTTTTTCTGCACCTGTTGATGTTTCTTTAACTTTATAAACCTCATTCATATAAGTTTTATAATTAAAATATAAAACCTCTAAAGTATTATTATCTGTTTGATTTGATTGTTGAGTATACCTATTTGTTAAATTATAACTACCGCCTCCATTTTTTAATAATGAATCTATATCTTCGTTAGTTAAGTTTGGAAATTCTTTTTTTAGCTCATTTAAATTTACTGATTTCATTTCGCCAATATAATACAAATCATCAAAGTAAGGCGATTCGCTTTTTGAATAAACTAAATTTGCAGGATCAACATATTCTATTTTAATACCTTCTGACTGAGTAAATATATTTTTTACACAACCCATACCTACAACAGCTAAATCATAATAAAATCTTTTCTTAATTAGCTCATAGTTATTTTGATTAAATACAGTTTCAATAGCTTGCTCTTCAGCAATTTCAATAGCTTGCTTATAATTTAATTGCATATGTAATTGCAATTCTTCGTCATTTGCTGGTAAATTTTCTTTAGGAGTATTAGATAAATTTATTCCAAAATTTTGTTGTATATAATCAGTAATTGATATAGTTTCCATATCAACCATTAAAGCTTGCATATATGCTGTTCTTTTTTGTACACCAAATGGGTCTTGAGAATATGCTTTTATATCATAAGTTCTTTCAGCTATACCATTCACGACTATATCTACAAACTTAGGTATAATAGGAACTGGCTTCCAATCTAAATTAAGATATGATAAATCACCGTTAATTGATAATTCATCTTTATATTTTTGTATACTTTGCTCGCCTCTAGCGTATAACTTTAGTTTATGAAAATTATTTTGATTTTGTAAATATCTGTTAATACCAGATGATTTTTTAAACCACTCATTTTCTATAGCTTTAGCAACTTCTAAGCCATACTCTATCGAGATTTTTTTATCATCGCTAGCCGTTTGACTTGGAAAGTAGTTTTTCATAACTGATTCAGCCATAATTTTTTATTATTTTTGATGTAGTTCCTTTGTTTTCGTATTTTGAAAAAGTAACATTAACTTTTTGTTTTATTCGCTCAGCGCTAGGTCTATACTTATTTTTATTACACGCCATAATTGCTAAGCCTGAACTTATAGCGGCATCAAACTTTGTTCTATTATTTATATCAAATTTAGCCCAATCGTTTAATGTTCTGTTAAAATATAAATTACCATATTCACCATCATTTATGATGCCAACATAATCATTTATATAAGTTTCAATTGCAGCTGCGTGTGCTTGCCTTATATCTTCGCTAGAATTTGGAATTCCTCCAATTTCTCTTTCTGTAACTGATAATTTATTTCTTGCTTTATCAGGTCTATTTACTGAATACCCTCTATAGCCTCTTCTTTTTAAATAATATAATAATCTTGGTTTATTGTTTTCCGCAAGTAATGGCATACCATAAAATACTAAAGCCATTAAAACATCTTCAAAAAACATTTCTGCTGTTTGTGGTCTAGCTATATATTCAAGAAAAAACATATTTGCAGGGGCTGCTTCCATACTAAATTTTGTTAATCCATGTAAAGAGCCTTTTGATCCTTGCCCATCTGTTGTACCTGATATATCGTAACTATCACAGCCAAAAGCGCCTATGTGCTCATTACCTGGATATTTAATACCATTTTTAATTATAGTATTGTTTTGTAACTTTACATTCGGAACCCAGCTGATTTTAAACCTTCCGTTAGGATTTGGTGTAAACTGGACCTTTGTGTCTTTAATTCCATTTTGCCACGTGAAACTGCCAACGGTAACTTGTGACATATTTGCGACTTCATCATTGTAATCAATTTGTTCGTAAATTTTTGCTAGATTAAATATACTATTCTTTGTTTCGTCTCTAAACGCATGTTCTTCCGTTCTTGGGAATTGTCTATAAAATTCATTTAATGCGTCTTGATCTCCTTTTAAACCTTCAACTTCATTTTCCCAATGGCTAATAACTCCAACATCAATAATTGATCCGTGGAAATCTTTAACTTCTTTTTTTGGTGTTTCGAATACAGGTATTCCATAAGAATCAATGAATCCTTCGAAATTCCATTCCATAGGAATGAACAAAGAATAGAGTCCTGAACGAGTTTGTCCATTCCGGTTTCTTTTTGTAACGTTCGAATCATTATATAATTTTTTAAAATTATCACCCCCTTTGTCAGATGAGTTACTTGTTGAGCCCATCATACACTTACCAATTACTCTACTACCTAATCTTAATGTGGTTTTCGTAACCCTCCAGTTGTTGAGGATGTTGTTCGGCTTTTCCCACTTCCCGGATTCATCATGTACGAGGAGTTTGAGTTTCTCCCCATCGTAGGCGTTGTCACCGGTATTCTTCCAGTCGATGGTGGTGTCCAATCCCTTGAGATCTTGTAAGGCTTCGTCGTCGGCTGCTGTGGTGGTAAGTTTACGACGGGTAAACTTGCTGGCTGGGACA